CGAGCAAAGCGCGCGGCCGCAAAGGCACGCGCAGGGCATTCAAACGCAAGAACCCGCCTTGTTACATCTGGTTCTACCGCGAGCCGACTGACGTTCTGGTTCTTCACGGTCGAACGATCATTGCAACGCCGGGGCAAGCGGATGCGTTGTGCCGATCCGCTCTCCAACGCGAAGGGGAATAGCAGCCATGTATTGCGTCAAATGCGACCGTTGGGAGGATGACCAGATCGCGCTCGAATGCGGCATCTGCATGCGATGCGAGGGGCCGTTGGTCGAGCCGGAAGACGACGACGGACAACCGACCGAACAACAGGAATGGCAGGACTATGACAGAGATTGTTGAACGGTTGCGGGCTACGGTATCCCCGCTTTGTCACAACGCCGCAGCCACCATAGAGGCGCAAGCGGCTGAGATCGAGAGGCTGGGGGCTAAGTGCGATACGCTTGAGAAAGCTACCGCGCACGAATGGTTCTGTAATCAGCTTGGCGAAATAGGTTTCGTCGGAATCCGTGACTATGCCGCGCTGCAAGCCCGCGCCGAGCAGGCAGAGCAAGAACGCGATGCAATGGTTTCCGATGTTCGCCGCGTCAATGGGCAGCTTGCAGATGAAATGGCGGCACGGAGACAGGCAGAGCGCGCGTTGGCAGAGGCGGTCGAGGTGCTGAGGCCGTTTGCCAAGGCCGGCGAGTTGTTCGGCCCGCGCGCGGCGGATGACTACGATCAACGCATCTACGGCCCGGCTGCCGGTGACGAGTACGCCTTGTGCGGCGATCACCTCCGCGCCGCCCGCGCCTTCGTCGCACAGCATGGCTCCGATAGCAGCACAGAGAGGTGAGATGCGCGTTCTCGAAATAATAGCGGTGACTTGGTTGATGTTTATGTTCATCAGCCCGTCAACGGTTGGCAAGTCCGCCCACAGCATCTGGAATGAAGTTGTGGCAGGATGGGAGCAAGTCCGCCCATGAACCAGCGAGCACTAGAAGCCGGGGCCGCCCACATTCTCCGCGAGCTTGATGATCGCGGTTTGCTGAACGGTGTTGACGATGATCTGCATGACGAGATCGGCCGTGCGGTAGCGGAAGCCGCAGCACAAGGGTTCAGGGCAGATGGATTTGTCGTGGTGCCTGTCATTCCCACACCTGCAATGATCGAGGCTGGCTGCGACAACAATCCAACATCTTGGAATGAAGGCACCGATCTCGGATTCGCGGCGGACGTTGCGAACGATGTCTACCGCGCCATGCTTTCCGCAGCCACAACGGGAGAGAGTGATGAATAATCAATACGCATGGCGCCTGGGTGAGGCTGCTAAAGCTGCGAAACCGGGCGGCGATCTCATCGATTACGGATGGTCTCTTGCGCGCGAACTTCATGCGCGAGGATTTGACATCGTTCCGCGAGATCGAGGACCGGCGGGACTGAACCCGGCAACGACAATTAATGAAATGTGCAGCTTTCCTTCCGCAGCCACAACGGGAGAGGCCTCTCCCCCAAAGGCGGAGGGGTAAGGGATGGCACGAATCCGCAGACCATACCGAGGATCAATCACCGTTGATGTTGATGTGGACGTCAACGATCTGCTCAATGACCTCGATGATGAAACGTTGATTGAAGAATTGGAGTTGCGCGGGAAGCGACAAGCGCCAATCTTACAAAAGCAGGCCGATGCATTAGAGGAAATGTTCAACGTCCTCCGAGACGCTATTGCCGGTCGCGACTTCGACGAAGCCTTGGCCGTTATAGATGCATATCAGAGGCCGCGATGGTCTAGCGTTGAAGCGTGCCTGAAAGATTATGCCAAGACTCGCCCCGCGCCACCCCCCGATGGTGAGCGCCCATGAGCAGGGTGGTGGCAGATCGCGACAATGATCCGGTGACGCTTGCCGACGCCGCGCAGCACTTTGGCCTGTCAAAGGGCGTCTTGAAGGCTGACGGGCTTCGCGGTCGGCTGGCAATGTACAAGCTCGGCCGGCAATACTACACCACGCCGAACGCAGTCAGGGAATGGGTTGAACGATGCCGCGTAGAGCGTCAGGTCCGCGCCTCTATCTCGATAAAAAGAGACGACAATGGGCCATCCGAGACGGATCGAGTTTCATCCGCACAGGCTGCCCTGAGGCAAAGCTTGAATGGGCTGAAAAGCTCCTCGCGAAATACATAGCGGCGAAGTATGTCCCGGCGAAGTCAGATGACCCGCCGATTGCCGATATTCTGCTGTTCTATTTGAAGGAACGGATTCCAGAGATGAAGTCCCGCTCGGCAAAATACAGCATATCGAACCTTGCCGGGTTTTGGGGCGACAAAACCCTGGCCGACGTGACCTCTGCGAACTGCAAGGTCTACGCGAAATCCCGAACGCAATCGGCAGCGCGCTCCGACCTCGAAAAGCTGCAATCGGCCATTCGGTATTGGCACAAGGAACGATCCGCCCTCGCCGTCATCCCGACCGTCTGGAAGCCCCCGGCCCCGCCGCCGCGCGAACGATGGCTGACGGTCAACGAGGCGGCCCGGCTGGTGAAGGCATCGAAGCGAGCCGAGCACCTAAAACGATTCGTGATGCTTGGCTTGTACACAGGTTCCAGAGCGGGAGTGCTGCGGACGCTCGAATGGTCATGGATCGACCTTGAAGCCGGGACCATGCGCCGGAGGCCCAAGGGAGCCGCAGAGACAGCCAACAAGCGCACCCCGCCGATCAGGCTGCCAAGGAAGCTCAAGCACTTCCTGAGGCGCTGGAAGGCGGCGGACGGCGATAAATGCCGGTATGTGGTCCACTACAACGGGCAACCGATTCTGCGCGATCCGTGGCGGTCATGGAAAGAGGCTTGCAAGGCGGCCGGGCTGGTCGGCGTCCATCCCCATGTCCTGCGGCATACGCGGGCGACGTGGATGGTGCAGCGCGGAGTTCCGCCTTGGCAAGCCGCCGGATATCTGGGAATGACAGTCCGCGTTCTGGAGGCGACATACGGTCATCACAGCCCCGATTGGCAGGCCGATGCCGCCGATATATAACCAAATCTGAGCCAAGGTGCGATGAATACAGTACATATCATAGGTGGTGGGTTGGCGGGCTCTGATTACGCCTCCCACTAAGTTGTTGATTTTTATGACAACCAAGTGGAGACAAGACCGTGAACAAAAAGGGAAGATCGCCTTATAACTGTGCCGAAACTGAGCCATCGTCCGCCCCTCGTTCACAGGAGGGGTGAATGGCTGAGCGACTGGTCGAAGAGTTCGCGCGCCTCGTCAAAGAGTACGGGACGGCGGAAGGATCGGAGAAGGCTGAGGCTTGGAACTTGATCGCGGACTTCGCGGTCGAAAACAGCTTGAAGATTTGCCTCGCGCTCGACCGGACGTTCCCGGCCAAGAAGCCAGCCGAAGGACGCGCCCCATGACCACCTGGCAGGATATCGGGACGGCGCCGAGGGATGGGACGGCAGTCCGCTTAAAAGGCCGCTGGCCTAACACCGATGGCATTGTCGAGCTAGACGGATTTTACGAGGCGGGAGGATATACCGAAGGCTGGGTTGACGCTGCCAGTTTTAACGTATTCTACCCGACCCACTGGATGCCGCCGCCCTCCAAGGAGGGGGAGTGATGGCCGACGCACTAAAACAGCAGTGGGCTTGTCTGACCTGTAATGCAAAATTCCCGGTTGGCGACGTCGTAGTTCCGGCAGGGCATCTCGCCTGCGACCCATGGCCATGCCCGAAGTGCGGGAGCCCTACGATAACGCCAGCGGACGGTCAGGTCCGTGAGACGTCAGAGTATTTCGGAGAGATCGGGGCGCGGAATTGAGAAAATGCACCCGGCCACGATCCGGGCTAGGATGGAGAGAGATGGAGAGTCAAAATGCTAGGCATTGAAGAATATGCACCAGACCGCCAGCGATATCAGGTTGACGCTGTGGCAGCCTTAATCATGTCGGCTGTCGGGAAGTATATCCAGCGCGATGACCACAAATACGCCACGCGTGATTTGATAGACGCGCTGCATAACGCGGGTATTGACGTCATCACAAAGGATGATCGCGAGAAGGCTGGACTGCCCCCTCGCAATCAAAAAGGATGGACAGATCAGGAATTGGCCATAATGGATGTTAAGCGAACGGAGGCAATGTTACGCCCATTGCCGCCCATCATCCTCGAAAAACGATGACCCACTGGCCCCACGTCACCAACAAGCCCCGCCTAGGCTACGTTGCAGAGCATGGGTCAAGGGATAGGCCGGCGAAGGGCAAGGAATGACCGACCGTTATGAAGTCGTCCCCATGGAACGCGGCCCTCATGACCCAGAGGGTTGGTGGACCGTGACGCTCAACGGTCAGCCGGTTCGGCATTTCCCGGCCGAGAAGCGCGATCTAGCGGAGCGCTATGCCGCCGATCCAGAATATCGCGCCAGCTTGGTCGTGAAGAAACTGCACGAGCGTGGGAAGCCCTAACACCGCCCCACCCACCACCAGCAGCCCAAACGTCCACCAGCCCCTAGCGCCGATCAGCATAAGCCAAGCGCCCCATAGGGCGAGGATGGCGCCGAGGGGTTGGATCATCGCATCCGACTTTCATTGCGGATGGCCTCAAGCGTGGCCTTGTTCATTTCGGACTGACGCAGCAGATCGCCCATGATGTCCTTGACGTCGCGCAGCAGTTCGTTGGTACGGCGCGTCTCTTCCGCCACGTCATGGACGGCACCCATCATGTCGTGCAGCGGGCCAATCAAGATCCACTGCGGGATCATCTCTGGCGGCTTGCTGGCGTTGTCGCGACTGCCGCGCGTCATGACGTAGACGCCCGCCAGCAAGATCATGGCGCTTACCACGACCTGGATGATGGGAAAGGCGCTGAACGCGTCGAAGGCGGGTTTAGTGAGGCCGTCCATGATGATCCCTCATCGCCAGCGCGCGGTAGATGGAGATAAGCTCCACCCATGTCATGACAAAATAGACCGGCGCACCTAGCGACGTGAGATCATCCGGCGTTACGACAATGAGACCGAGGAACATCTGCGACCAGACGAGCGCCCCGACGAGCGCCCCGACCGACCGAAGCCATGGCCCGTATTTCGGCCATCTGCCGTTGGCGATCAGCGCGACAATCCGCACCGTTCCGACCGCAATAAAGAACCACGCTATGAAATCGCCGGTCAGCCATCGCAACAGCATATCCAGCGCGCGGTAGTCGGACGGCACCGGTGCGGCGATGATCTGGATGCCGAGCCCGACCATGATCCATGCGGCGGCGGCTTCGGATATTCGGTTGTTGAAATGACGGACGAGGCCGGCAAGTGAGCAGGTCATTTGCGGAGTGCTCCGGCCACGATCTTGGCGACGTTTTCGACGCCGCGCTTGCCGAAATAGAACCCGATCACCATCAACGTGACGTTGGCGATCCAGCCTTTCGGCTCAGGCGTCGATCCGAGCCCAAGGCAAATGTCCCAAACGAGAACCTTTGCGATGATGAAGGCGACGGAATACCCGATGATCTTTTCGGGCTCGTACCATTTGCCGACCGTCGCAATGCGATACTGCGTCTGCGCCTCGATCTCGGCGCGCTGCACGTCAAGTTCGCGTTGCGCCAGATCGGCCGCAATCCGGTCCTTGTCATTGCCGGCCGCCAGCTTGGCCTTGTAGCCATCGACCACAGCGCCGACGATTGGCCCCGACAGGAAGGACGCCAGCCAGGAAAATATCGCGGCCATCCTACCGGCTCCATCCACGACGACGTGCCAACGCCCACCAGCCCTCCGAGATCAGCCCGCAGATGCCAGCGACGGCGAAACAGATCACGGTTACGAGGTCTGGATCGGTGAAGGCGTCGGGGCTGCTCGCTAGGCCCTTGGCGATCAGGAACCCGCCGAGCCAACGCAGCAGAATGCGAACCAGCGGCGCGAGAGCATCGGCCATCACTTGCCCAGCCCCTTGATCTTGGTCTCAAGATCGACGGCCTTGGCACGGAGCGCGCGGGCTTCGGTTTCCAGACCATTCCAGAGCACCTTGACGCGGGGCCACGTATAGATCGCGGCCACGTAGCCGACGGCCAACAGCAACACGTCGCCGATGATTACAGCAGTGGTCATTTCGAACCTCGTTTGAACAGGTTGATGAGGGCATTAAAAAAGCCGCCCCAAGCGGACGGCGGTTGAGACGGTGCGGGCTGCGCTGGAATAGGCTCAGGCGGCCCAGCGGCGGGCGCTGGTGAGTCCGGCGCGACGACGGGCACCTTCGCCCCTGCAGTTTGCAGCGCCCCTGCTACGTCGCCTGCGAACAACTGACCCTCTGCCTTCCGGCGCCGGACAAGGCCATTCAGCACCTTGCCGCCGCCCCGATTCCATTTTGCCAGCTCTTTCGGGATCGACGCGCGGTCGCCGGCATTCAACTTGCGCCAGAGCGTGGCCGTCTCGGGCCCGCCCGTGTTATAGGCCCACGACACCAGAGCATCGAACTCGTTCTGGCTCAGCGCGACCTTGGCGAACTTGGCAACGTGCGCCTCGAATAGCGCCATGTCGCCAGCCAGAGCGTCGTCGCACTGCTGCTGCGACCAGACCGTGGCAGACGTGAATTTCGGCTCGTGGTGGTTCGTGTGGCCCCAGCCAATCGTCAGGACGCCGACCGGATCGACATACGGCTTGAAGTAGCCCGGACGACCTTTCACTGGCTCAAGGCAGTTTTCGAACGCCTTCACAATCGCAAGGCCAGTCGGGCTCAGGCGCATAGGTTCTCGTCCTCTGAATTGAAGGTGGGGTGGGTGTGGAATTGTGCGGGCTACGTGTGGTAGAGGGAGGCCGCATTTGGCGGGGTTACAATGAACCACATTCGCGGTTTCGACGGCCTGCGGGCTATTTCAGTCCTTTTGGTGATCGCGTCTCACGTCGGCATCATGGGCATTCTCAGCGCTGGGCCGGCTCATCGGTTCTTCGCAGTTTTTGACGCAGACTTCGGCGTGAGGACGTTCTTCGTTCTGTCCGGGTTCCTGATCACGACGTTGCTGCTCAAGGAGCGCAAGGAAACCGGCGGAACCCATGTTCCGTACTTCATGGCCCGCCGTGCTCTCCGCATTCTGCCGGTTTACGCTGTCGCGGTCGGATTTGTTTGGATTCTATCGCTACTTGGCATCGCATATTTCAGCGACAAAGCTTTCCTCTACAGCGCGTTCTTTGCTTACAACTACGTCCCGCAAGCAAGCGCCGTGAACTACCTTAGCCACCTGTGGAGCCTCGCCATTGAGGAACAATTCTACCTCATGTGGCCGTTTATCTTTGCGGTCCTGATCCCTAGCCGACGCGCGATCATCGCGTTCTGTTTTTTGATCGTCGCCGTCTGCTGGTATGTGCTCGGGCACCCACTCAGGCCAGACCTATCGAGCACCTATTACACCGGGCGCTGGACGATCCCGGCCATCTATCCAATCATGATCGGCTGCACCGTCGCGCTGCTGTATGACGAGGTGCGGCGCTTCACAAACGTCCTGTTTCTCATTGCCAACGTCGGCCTGATCGCGCTGCCTCTTGTCGCGACAATGACGCCAACAGCGACTGTCCTGCACGCCTTTGGCATCGCCGGCCTATTGGCATGGATCGTCAGCAACCAAAACTCAATGCTCGTGAATGCCCTTGAATTTCGGCCCCTCGCCTATATCGGGACGATCTCTTACGGCCTCTACATCTGGCAAGGAATCCTCACCGGCAACGGTCCCTACCGCGACGTGCCTACATGGCCGCCGAACGTCTGGATCGGCGCGTTGTTAACTTTCATCATCGCGCCGATCTCATTCCATTTTTTCGAGAAGCCGATCCTAAAATTCGGGAAAAGATTTCGAACTCGCGTCAAAATTCATCCAGCGATGCATCTATCGAAAGAACCAGTGCCGCAACAGACGGGAAATTAGCCTTCGTCGCCGTGATCAAACCAACAGTGCACGTCGTCGTCGTAGGCGACCCGCTAAATCCGATGACGGGTTCGCCCGCTGAGGCGCCATCGGCACACCATACCTGAACGATCGGCGGTTTCGGCGCGGGCATCAACCACGATATCGACTGTGACACGCTATTGGACGATGTCGAAGGTGTGACATTGGCTGTCCCGCGCTGCCTCCAACCAGCAACGAGGGGGGTACTGTTCATTGAATAAGCGCCTTTGGCACCGTTCATAAAGCCTGTCAGCGATAGCTGATCGATGACGCGGGACTGCGACCCCTTATCCGTGTAAACGACCAACGGGCTTGAAGCATTAGTTGACGGCCAACTTGCTCCTTCTAAACTGAGGGACATCGTTTCAGATGTTGTAAATCCGTTGTTTTGCATCGTGACAAGTATGCGAGCACTGGGGCAATTAAACTTGACGTTGTTCAAGTTGATCCGGCCGCCTCGCGTGGTGTTCGCTGAATTGGCGCTTGAACTTGCGCCAAGATCGATAACACCGACCGTCCCATAAAATGACGGATCACCGATACCTTCGATCTCCATTCCTTCAAAATCGAAATTGAAGCCAAGGTTTTCCGCGATATAGATTGCCCAACCGCGCTGAGATGCGCGCAGCCGAATGCGCCCACGGAACCGCATATGATCACCGCCGGGGTTAATACCCCCTTCGAACGTGCCTTCTGCCCCGCAAAACTCTGCGCAGCCGTGCGCATTCCAACACCCGATTCCGTTTCCTGCATCGGGGCTATTGCGATGAGTGCCCTTCGTATAGACATTGCGGGTCGGGACTGCGCCGGGGCCTGAACTCCCGCCGAGTGCAACGCCGTGACGGCCACCTTCAAATTCGCCCTCAAGCAGACAATCTTGGCTATTCGAAAAGAGAACGCCATAAGCGTTGCCGCCCGTAACATCGCGTTGGACCACTCGGTATCCGCGCCCGAAAATGCCGATGCACTGGTCCAGCCGCATACCTGCATACAGGCTGTTCGTCGGCTGGATCGCGGAAAAATCGCTATCCACGATGCGATCCGCGCGGAACCCAGCTATGATGTCAAACCCGCTTGCAACACTCTCCTTGATGACAAGAACCCCCCCATCGATTTTGATGGGTTTGTTGGGGTGTTTGTACAGATCGATGGCACTTGTCGCATAGTCTGCATAGGTCCCAGCGTATAGTGCAACATCGGTGCCTGATACGCTAAGCGCTCTGCACCATTCGCCCGCCGTATACTCCGGCCGCGCGCCGTTAAATGATCCTGACGTAGGATTGTAAATACAGAATCGGTCATCCGGTTGCACGCCGTGCGACGTGTTAAAAAAGCGGAGCGAAGAATCCCCCTTGATGACGTTCAGATTCAGATCCTGCATCGCAACCAGCGCAGCACCACCGACATACACGTGCGAGCCATGAGGGAAGTTTGCCGCGACCGTCGCCCCGGTGAAGTCGAATGTAACAAGTCCAAGAATAATCTTCCCGCCTACCAATGCCGAGAAGTCTACTTCCTTCAAGAAAGTGTAGGCCCCGGTCGGAATGCCCAATGGAGCCTTGAGCGCTGCCGCCGTCGCAATGGCGTTTGCCATCGTTGTATCGGCGTTCGATCCGACAGTGACGCCAAGCATCCGCGCGTCGATGATCGCTTCCGCGATTTCCCACCACGCGCCATCTGCCGATTGAGCCTTGCCCGGATGAGAAGGCTGCGACCCGACGCGCTTGTACATCGCGGCACCAACACCAACAGCCGAATAGCCGCTCGTTCGGATATACTGAACCGCAGCGGGGATTGTCGTGCTGGCAATATCGGATTGCAGCCGAAGCGGCAGGCCCTTGCCGAAGGCGTTGAGCGCAATCGTGTCGGGATCATAGACGGCCTTCGCCATGTCGCCAGCACCAGACGGCGTGCCCCACGTCCCATCGCCACGAAGGTATGTCCCGGAGTTCGCCGTCCCGGTCGCGCTGATATCCGCAATGGCAGCTTTGTTCTTGTAGGCCAATGCCCCGAGAGAACCCGGCTGGACCGCAGTATCGGCCTTTGCTCCTTGCGCGGCGGTTGCGTAGTCTCCAATATCCGTCGCCGCAGCGGTGCCAAGCGTCGGCTTGCCGAGCAGATCGGAATATTGACCAGAGAGCGCGACCTCTGACAGTTCAAGCGCATCTCGGTTAAAACCGAACGTGACGACGCCATTCGCCTCTGCCTTTGTCAGGCCACCCGTGACCTGAATGCGCTTCGGATACTTGGGGAGAAAGCGGGCATGAATCGTCATCGATCGTATCCATTAATGACAGGGAGTTGGGCGGCCATGGCCTGTGTCGTCTCACCGCCGGCTGTAACGAGCACGTTGAAATCGTAGGTTTTCGCGCACAGGTAGCCCATCTGCTCCGCGCTAAACACGAACGAGAACACGCCGACTGTTTCGGCTATGAACACTTGCCCGGCAGACAAACGCGCGCTCAGAACGGCGCGGCCACAATCGGCAATCTCAACGAGAATTTCCGTTGCCTCGCTGATATCGAGCGGGGCGTTTTGCTCGTCGTCGAAGCACTGAACGGCTTCTTCGAAGGTCGCGCGATTCGAAACGGGAGGCAGCGTGTCTGTGTACATGCCACCCACCTCAGAGCTTCACGTACCAGGTGCCGATGAAGCCCGGCGAAGCAGTCCCAAACGACGTACCGTCGCCAAGCGCGTCGATGGCGCCCGCTGGCGTGAAAGGGTCCGTCGTGAAAGATTGACCCCTGCCCGTAACGGTCTTGATCTCGAACCCGCCGCCGCCCGTCGTAGTATCGACGTTGCCGATAGCGACATTCGGGAGACCGCCAGTCGCCGTCATCGGCGTGCCGGTAAATGTCGGTTGGAAGTTGGGGAGTTCCGCCCGGATCAGCGCATGGGCTTCCGTGCCGCCATAGGTGCCGATTGTGTCAGCGGTCGCGAATGTCTTGTTCGTCAGGCGATTGGCGCGAGACGCGCCCATGCCATCGGCGCCGAAGAAGGTCCGGCCCCTGCCGTCGATCAGCGTAAGCTGCTTGCCGGCCGTAAAATCAGCGGTTGACGATGAGCCACGCCCGCCCAGCACCGGGCAGACCGTGTTATCGAATTCGCCCCATAGATATTCGAACAGGCCCTGCACGTCAGCGTTGGCGCGCTCGGTCGCACCAGACACGGCGCTGCCGATGGTGCGGCCATTGAGGCGGACAAAGCCGGTCAGGATGCCAGAGCCCAGCATCGGCAGGAGGTAACCTGTACGGAACAGGACTTCCGGGGCTACGCCGCCTCCACCGCCTCCACCGCCACCGGACGAAGGGCCAACAGCCTCGATGTACGGCACGTCATAGGCGATGTATCCGCCGTCATCTGTGGACAGACGAACCCGGTAAGCGCCGTCCGCCAGATAGAAAATCGGCAGTCTCGCGGCACTGTCAGCCGGGATCGGCCATGGCTGTTCCTGCCCAGCCGTCAGGGCGCTGTCCTTGTAAGCCGTGACAGGCGTGTTCGTGCCAGCCGCATAGATACGCAGAAGTGCGCCGCGCATCAGTTCGCCGTTGTTGTCGAAGTTGTTTACGAAGGCGATGCCGGGTAAAATGCCGCTCATGGATGCCCCAATAAAAAACCGCCCCGGAAGGGCGGCTGTGATTGCGTGGCTGGTGGTCTGTTGGCTGCTGGTCGATTACCCTTACGGGCTATGGCTGTTCATCTTGAGCGCGGCCCTGTACGGGACCTTGCAGCGCTTTCAGAAAATCAGTGGTGGAGACATTCACGCCGGCCGTATTGGCGAGATTGCGTGATGCCAATTCAAACGCTGCGAGCCGTTGTGCGGATGGGGCCATACGAAGCGCCGAATAAGCCCGCGTCCATTTAGCCGCACTCGCTGCCCCGGCTGGGGATGCAAGGATTCTGGCGACCGTTCCGCCGCCGAGCACTGCGCCGAGAGTTGAGAGCGGAGCAGCAGCGAGGCCCGCCCCCATCGCGAATATGTTGGTATTCTGCGCTGTCCCGGAAGGATTCCCAAACCGGCTGCCGACCTGCTTCATGCGCTGCGATATCGTCATGATGTCGTCGAGCGCCTGACGATGCGCGCCGGCATTCCCAAACAACAGCGCCTTGGCCTGCGGCGTGTAGGTTTGCCATTGAGAGGCGAACACATCGGGCGAGAATTGCCCGGTTCGCGGTGATATTCCGACCTGACGGATGATCGCACCGGCGAGGTCGCCTCGATCCTGCTGCGGGATGGCTCGAAGCAACCGCGCCAAGGTCTGCACGTCGCCCTTGCTGCCAGACTTCGCATAGGCATTGATGGCCGAAAATAGCGCTTCATCGGTTCGACCATTGCGACCGAGAACTGTATTCGCCAGTTCCTGCATCGGACCGATCCCGGCATCAGTCGCACCCGGTCGAGTAAGCCGTCCAACTTCCGCCAGATGCTCGCGCCCGGCTTGCGTGCGGCGGATCGTGTCAGCGTAGGCCGACATGATGCCGCGCTGCTCAGGCGCGAACAGCCGATTTGCAACGTCCCGGCCAGACCCGTTCAGAAATTCGTTAATGTCGTTCGCGACCTTCGCGCCGGCCTTGGCGTCAACACCGCCCGTTGATTGCGAGAGCCTATTCCAGATGCCGCCGCGAATGGCCTGCATGGCTTCAGGGTCATTGCCGGTCGCCTCTGCAATGCGGGTAAGCAGTCGCGACGATACGCCCTTGCTGCCGACCTTGCTGGCGCCGATCAACCAATTTGAGACCTCTTGCGGCGTCACGTCGCCGGTCGCGATCCGGTTGATAACCCGGTCTGCATCGTCGCGGGCATTGAAGCCAAATCGCGCTCGCCATTCGGTATTGGCGGCACGCGCGGCGCGAAATGCGTTTAGAGCTTCTTCGCTGCCTGAAAACAGTGCGTTGTCAAAGGAATCGTTCAGCCAGTTATCGAACTCGCGAATAATAGACCGCGCGGCAGATCGATCTGCATCATTGGTGGCAGCACGAGAAATTCCATTGAGGCGCTTTCGCACTTGCTCAACGCCCTGCATCGACACGGCAACACGTTCAGCGGGTTCGCCGGCCGCCGAGGGCACCCGCGCTCCAACTGCTCGGTTTTCAATGTTCATGCCGGAGAACCGTTGCAGTTCGTCCAGCATTCGAGCCGATGCCGGCGTTAGAATGCCGTCGATTACACGCCCATCATTTTCGAGCGCCTGAGCAACCCGCGCGCGGACGCCACCAACAGCATCCGCGCTGATTGCGCCATCGCTTCGTCCGGCCACATCGTACAGACGCTCCTTATTGGCTCTTGCCGCCTGTTCTCCGGCCCGCAGGCGCGCCGTAATCGCCTGCCCCATGTCCTGCGGCGACATATCGCCAACCGCGCCACTGGCCCGCTGTAGGGCTTGGGCATCAGCGGCATCGAACGCCTGAGCGCCAGTGGTTTGCGCGCGTTCGTGAGCTGCTAGGAGCGCGTCATCGGTGCGGCGGGCCGCGTCCGTGGCAGCACGCGTTTCCTGCTGTGCTGCATCGCCCAAGGTGTTGCCGATCCGGTGAGCGACGTTAGGCCCGCTGCCCTGCCCGAACTCGCCAGCCACGCGCTGAACCGCGCCGCCGAGATCGTCGGAAAGTTGCTGCGTTGCGCGCGGGATCGCATCGCCTGCGATTGGCACGTTGCGAAGCCCCTGTCCGACCCGCTGGACCGCCGTGCTATCGCTGGCAATGGCGCGAGGAACACCAACGCCAAGACGTTGCCCAGCCTCCACTACAGCCTGTCCCGGCGCGCTTTCTGCGGCGGCAACAGCCGGACCAAACGCGCGCGTGACCGGCGATCCGGTCGCCAGCCCTGTCCCCAGCAACCGGCCGGCCGCAGACAACATGCCCTCGTTTGTGTCGTCAGTGCGAGCATAGACCTTGAGCCGACCGTCTGCCGGGTCGCGCAAGATCACCTGTTTGTTGCTGTCAGTAAGTTGCAGTTTTCCCGTTGCCGGATCGACGAAATAGGCGTTGCCGTCGTCGCCTTCTTGCACGTCAGACGAAATCAGGTTTTTCGACTGCGCTGCAATATTCGGCGTCGTGCGCTGGCCGGCGGCTGCGCCCTGGTTCTGAAAGTCCGTCAAGATTTGCGCGAAGTTGTCGCGCGGCGCTGGCGGCTCATTGCCCTTCGGTGCTGCACCGACCGTGATATGCGTTGCGCCTTGCGGGATCGGCGCCCGTTGCACGGGCGGCGGATCAGACGGCGCAGCGAACGCCTCCCACGGTCCCGCAGCTGCTTTGGGCTGTGCGAAGGCCTCCCAAGGTCCAGCCATTATTGCACCGCCACCCAACTCGCTTGATCAGCGGGGTTGCCACCCTTAAAGCGGTATCCGTCGCGAAGTTCGCCCACCTTCGGCATGGCCGGAGGCGCCGAACCGCCTTGCTGTCCTGTCGGACCGACCAACTTCACGTTGGCTTTCTCGAGCGCAAGGATCGATTGCGGCGGCAAACCAAGCTGGATCGCTTGAACCGCACGATTCCGCGAGGCCTTCTTTTGTGCCAGAACGGCCGTGCTATCGCCCGGCTGCGGCAGATAAACGGTGCCGTATTCCGCCGTTTCTTCCTTGGTGATCGCCGCGCCGGTATCCTTGCGAAGGATCGCCTGCAAAAATTCTTTGCCGGCCTGCTCTGCTCGCTGATAATCGGCGGTCTTGAAGTAGTTTCCAACGCCTGGCATGTGCGATGCTGCGTACTGAGGCAGGCTCGCGAGTTTGTCGCCCAGCTTGTCAACGATAGGCAGCGCGCCGGTCGCGCGGGTGACAAATACCATATCCTTGGCTTGGCCTTCGGTCAGCTTGCCATGACCTACCGGGCCTTGCGTGACAGAAACCGTGCCATCCGGGTTCGTTGTGATCTGCATTCCTGACGGCGCTTTCACGCCGCCGACGCGATCATATTGCTTCGTCTGGCTGTTGTACGTCGCCTTGTAGGGTTGTCCTGTCGTTTCGTCGTACAGTTCGACGACCTTCGGCCCTTTGTCCTCACTACCCTTAAGCGCAATCGTCTTCTGTCCATTCGTCAGATTGACGTTCCAGATATTGCCGTCCGCGTCGGTTTCCTGCTTGAATTTCTGGCCCGTCATCTTTGCCTTGAGCAGATCAATGGCGAGCGGGCGAGTGGCCGGGTTGGCAGCGAGCGCCGCGATCTGTTCGCGCGTCGGGCCGTTCTGGTCGATCTGCCCAATCGCGGGCGCCGATGCCGCTTGCGCCAACTCCACATGCGGCGGGTCGTTCGCGACAGGCTGCGCAAGGCCGTACTGCGGCAGCATCGCGCGCTGATCCGGCGTCATGCCGCCGATATCGACCGCGAGCCCGCGCTCATGACGTGACGTGCCAGGCGCTGCAACCGGGTTCGGATTGTTGGCGCGGTCAGCATAAAGCCGTGCCTGATCCGCAGTCGAGCGCACGCCGCTGGAAAGATATGTGTTCGGGTTGTCTTGCATAAAGTCTTGCGAGAGATCGGCAAGACGCTGATTCATGCCGACTGTGCCGGGCATGGCGTTGCTGTCATTCGGGACAGTCGGGCCGGATGGAGTTGCCACCGATGACGACGGCGAAATGCCGCCACCGAACGCTGCCTGAATTGCCGCAGACGCCGCCGCGTTCTCTTGCTGTTTCTGGCCTAGCTGCAACAGCGAAACGACGCCATTGATATTCCCGGTCGATGCCAGACGCCCCGCCGCCTGCTTGTAATCGATCGATCCATCAGCAAGCCCCTTGCCGAGATCGGCCAACGTGCGGCGATTCTGCGCCTCACGATACACATTCCCGAGATCGCCCAACGTCGAAAAGTTGAGCATCGGAACGGTGAGTTCAGCCATGGCGCGACCTCAGAGCCCCGCGCCGAGTTTGGCGAGGTTCATACCGAAATTGAAGATGTTGCCGGAAGCCGCCGTTTCGGCATTGGCCTGCTGCGTGTTCTGGTTGTTGATGCCGTTCGTGACGGTCGTATTCAGGCCAACCAAGTTACCAGCATTCTGCTGACCGAGATTGGCGAGCGAACCATAGATGCCCGCCTTCCCGGCTGCGGCAGCATTCGTCGCGGCAAGGGCGTTGCTGTTCAGGCCAGACAGATTGTTCAGCCAGTTGTTGTATTCACCGCTCGCCAACCCGCTACCATACTTGATAGCGTCTGCGTCGGCGTTGCCGCTGTTCAGCATTCCGCCCGCAGCGCGGCGTCGGTTGATCGCTTCCAACCCCTGATCGAGATTGAATTGATAACCGGGGCTGGTCTGAAATGCCGCCGTCGCCGCATCATTCCCCGCCTGACCATTGAGGCCAAGAGCGTTGAGATACATCGTCGTGCCAGCGCCGTATTGGCCAGCAAGATCGGACAACGGCTGATAGCCACTCAGCGCATTGTTGAGCGCGCCGCTCGCGGTGTTGTAGCCCTGGCCATAGATGTCCGTGCCCTTGGTGAGCAGAGAACTGAGGTTGTCCCGGTTTTCTGCCGCCGCCTTCTTCGCAGCGTCACCCGTAAAAATGTCGAACAGGCCCATGCGGCCTCCTATGAAGTGCAGTACTCAGTAACAATGACGAGGCCTGTTTTGCCGTCGCCGCCATTCGCTGTGAGCGTTCCTGATCCATTGCTTGATGCGCCGGAACCGCCCCCACCAAAGCCGGAGGCGTTGTTACCGGCTATACCGCCCGCGCCGGCCACGCCCTGGGCCCCGCCGCCCAAGTGAGACGACCCGCCGTTACCGCTTGAAAATGCAATATTTGCATTCACCGCGTTGTATAAACCCGACCCGCCGGGGGAGCCGACAACGCCATAATCCGCCGCGCCATTTGCCGTTGAACCGTTAGAACTGCCGGCCCCACCGACACCGACCTGACTATTGGATCCATACTTCCCGCCGAGTCCGCCACCCGCCAGCAGCAACGCACCAGCAGCATCAACAAGGCTGTCTCCACCGTTGCCGCCATTCGCCGCACCGACACCACCAGCGCCACTAGCGCCAATAGTGATTGTTTTCGAGGCGCCTATTTGCGACGGGGTAAAAAGCCCGCTCATGAAACATCCGCCGCCGCCGCCGCCGCCTTGATAAAGCTGACCGGAAGTACCAGAAACACCACCACCACCGCCGCCGCCGCCCACCGCTTCGATCAGTGTTGCAATGGCATTTGCATCGGCTGTGAACGTTCCGCTGCTGCGAAAAATGGTACGCTTGATCCGTCGCACCGTTCCAAGCGATGAACTCGCTGCGCTGGCGCTTGAGGCCGTTAGAAGTGACCGGCCGTAAGCGGTTGTCGAGAGCGCAGCGATTGCCGTCAGATCGGCGTCTAGAGGCTGGTAAGCCGCGTTACCTTCCGCTGCCGTCAAATACTGCGGATGCGGATCAGACGCCGCGACGTGCGCCGTAATCGCCGCAGAGGCCGCGCCGCTTGCATCAAAATCCCCCGTCGCCGCATAAGCCGCCGTACCAAGACTTGACGCTTGGGCTGCTCCGACAATGCGAGGGTCGTCCCCCTCTGCTACCGTCCCGGCAACATTGCCAAACTGGACCGATATCGTCCTGTCTGCTGACAGATCGCCGCCGCCGGCAAGCCCTGCGCCGGTATTGATGAGACGAGTCAAAGGAACGCTGTTCGCCGCGTCACTCGTTCTGATCGCCTTATCGAGCGAAAACAGATACTCATAGACCAGCGGCTTTCCGCTGGCGTCAACCCAAGGCTGACCAGCGGTTGGAATCGGAAGTGGCTTGCTCACGCTGCCAACTCCCTCACCTCAGCCGCCGCGCCCATCACGGAGAAATCAACCGGGTCGCTCACCGACAACCGGACACGGAAGCCCTGCCCCGTCGCATGGCCGAAATTATTTGCCGCAACCGTCTGTCGCCCGATGGCTTGCCGCCCAAGCTGGCATTGGCGCGGGATCGTCCACGTCAAACCACCATCGCCTGAAACCTCAATCTCTACGGTCGGATCAACTTCAATCGGATCAGCGCCAGTCGCAATGCCGACGCCAACCGTGGCATAGACATGCAAACGATTGATCCTGAATCGTGCCGGAAATTTCTTCTGCGGCCCCGTTTCCAGCGTGTAGCGAAGCGGCTGTCCGTATTCCGTCTTGGCGGTCGCGTCGATAGCCGCAATGGAGCCTGACAGGCGATCACCGACAATCCACTTATCAAACGCCAGCACAGCTTGCGTGGCCCGCCATCGCGTCTGCAAATAGCTCCTTCGCAGATACCATTTCTGCGTATTCAGATCGAAGCACCACGACCAGTCATCGCACTGCACCACGGCGATGAGATGACCGCCACTGGCAAACGTCATCACTTCCAACGTGGTCTTATCCGCAACCTTGCCGATCAGGGTATCCAGATCGGGCGGGCTGATTTTCGAAGGCGAACCCGACGCGAACAGGTAGACGCCGTTATCGTCACCGACAAAGACGATGCCTCCGCCAAAACCGTCCTGGTAGCCGGAGATCGCGTAAGGGCCGATCAAGCCGCGATCAATGCCCTGCATGAACGAGAACGGGAAGCCCGGCGGATCGTTGACCGTGCCGCCCCACACCTCAATCGACGACGAGCCGAACAGCAACAGCACACCACCAGCCGGCACAGCGCGATATAGCGTGTCCGGCTTGTATTCAGCGGTCGCATTATCCAGCGTGTTAATGTCAGTCGAGTTCGGACTCGTGGATCTGATCGTCCCGTCGCCATACGTGAAGATGAAGAACGACTTGAAGATACAAACCGAATTCGGCTGGCCCACGTCAGTATCGGGATAAGCCACGACGGAGCTACTTGAAATGACGAACACGCCCTCGCCCGGAGCGACGATCACCACATCAGGCACAGCAGCGTTGTTGCGGGCGATAATCACCGGCTTGTCGCCGGGAACCGAACCAGTCAGCACCTCACCAGCGCCGCCGGCAACGGTGTAGCGATAGACCTTCGTTCCGATCACCGCGTACAGCGCGCCCGGCAACGCAATGGCCCCACGAAAGCCTGTCCCATCCGACGTGCCAAACTGCGACAGCCCCGCAACACGACGCCAGCGCGCCTCGCCATCCTCGCCAATCGGCTCCGCATAGCAGTTCGTGAGAATGCCACGGCCTTCCTGCAATCGATTCCCGGGGAAGGTCGATTTTGGGAGAGCGACGGGGATGGGAGGCATTAGAATCCGCCGTTGTAATAGCCGTAACGGCGCGTTGTGAGCGCCGGATCAATCCGCAACGTCCGGCGTGTGCGGGACGGCGCGGCTACCGTTTCAAGGCGGCTTTCAGCCCGCGTGGCGTAGCCTTCGTATTTCGGATCGGTATCGTCGAACTCAGGCGCGACAGCGGCGCCGACGCAATGCGCAAGCTCTTGGAACGCTTCCGGCTCGATATCGCCGCCTGTAGGTCCGAGCGAGCCAGGATAAGCAAACGTGTAGATGTTTCGAGCGGACAGCGAACGGCACACGTCGTCCACCACGCGATCAACTTTAGCCACGTCCTCCGCAGCCGGCGTATCGTTGCCGAGCCCCAGATTCGACAGCACCTTGGCGATCAGTTGCGCACGGGTTTTGCCCATTCTGCACCTCAAAAGGAAAAGGCGGCTCGAAAGCCGCCTTCGTTGTCGGTTATGCGGGAGCGCTAGCCCTAGGTACCGCTGACGCGAACCGCGAGGCGCGGATCGATTGTCTTGGTTCCGTAGAGCACGTCGAGACGCCAGTTGCTCACGTCGTTCGTGCCGTCATAGTACGGGATGACGCGAACGCTGATGCCGTTCTTGCTCTGGCGCGAGCAATCGACGGAGCCCGGCGGGCGAACCATCGGCACCATGCAGAGCGCGAACGCGTTCTTGTGGAACATGAGCGAGTTGGCATAGTTCGTGTTTGCCGTGCCCATGAACGTCAGCGCCGCATTGTCGGCCGGAGCCGCCGATACGGTCTGGAACGCGCCCGAAGTGATGATCTGTGGCGCAATCGTCAGGGTGAGATTGCCCGAGGCATCAGACGAGCCATTGGCCTTGACGACAAACTGCTTGAGGAACGGCAGCGTTGCCTTGGTTACCGGGTTCACATCGTAGACGCCCGCGATGGTGAACACGTCACCGGCCACCACGCGAGCCGCCGCCGCCGCAGTCCAGCCGTCAGTGATGAGCGACTGAGTGTTGGCGCCGGTCAGGTCATACGTGGTGTTCTGGCTTGCGCCGTTGACCAGCGGAGTACCGCCAAACGGGCCAGTCGTGAACACCGGAGCATTCTGCGACATCATGTTATTGACGCCGCCGACCTTGCCGACGCTGCCGTTGCGATAGGCGTTCTGACCAATCTGCGGCTGGAACAGCGTGGTCTGGTTGCCCGCCAGAGCCCAATAATCGGCCGGAGCCAGGATCATCGATCGATCGTTCTGCGGGACAGAGCGCTGATCTAGGTTCGTGGTGCCCTTGGCGAAGCCCGCGAAGGTGCTCAGCGTGGTGCCGGGCGTACCGACCCACTGCGGGATGTCCTTGAACATCGCCATGGTCGAAACGTCGATCTGGTTGGCGATCTGGATCATCGCCGGCCGGATCACACGTTCCGACAACTGCCCGATATTCAGGGTGAGTTGCTGCGACGTGAACTTGAAGTCAACGCCGGCGATCTGGTTAACCGACAGCGTGACCTTGGCTTCCGAGACGTCCTGCGGCGAGGCCGTAATCGTGTTTCGGACGGTGAAATCAGTCGGCTTGCGGATGGTGATTGTGTCGCCAACCTCGTAGCCGTTGACCTTCTTGTCGAACTCGTCTTCGTACCCACGATAGACGGCATTCGCCATCGTGAGCTCGTTTTCGAGAATCGCCAACGACGCCTTGGCGACGATGGAGGCGGTGAGAGTCGTGTTAGACATTGCCATATCCCCTTAAGGATGAGGCACCGTTCACCCGTAGGTCTTTTTCAGCCACGCCGAGAGATCACTCTCGGGGTTTCGCGGCGTAGACCCGCCCTTGAGGGCAGTGGGTGGCGGCGGCGCCGATGTTTGCTTCTTCGCGGATGGCGCGCTAACAGACCCTTCGAGCCTGCCGATTTCTCTGGCTAGCTCCCTGCCGGTCATGTTGTTGAGCGCGTGAATTTGTTCGGGATGCTTGGCGAGGTGATACGCAATCAACTCGCTCTTGTCGGATGATAGAAGCTCCTGACCGACCTCCCGGCTAACCGGAGGAGCCTTGCTGACAACTTCGTCGTAGTCCGTGATGAACTCTTTCGCGGCTTCGACGCGCTCTTGATGGGCCTCGGAACGCTCCCGCAGGATATTCGAGCGCTGCGCGTCGAGATTCCTGACTTGGCTGGCCCGGCCTTCTTCGCGGATGATCTTCCGGGTATCGAAGGCGGCAAGCGCCCGCTGATACGCGAAATAGTCACCGTTGAAGTCTTCCTCTTTCGGCTCCTTGTCGGCCTCGCCCGCTGTCGCTGCACGACTGCGAAGCTCCTCCAACTCGCGTTCCCGCGCCGAAAGCTCCTCCATAAGCTGCGAATTGCGCGCCTTGAGGCGGGTTACGCCAGAGCGCTTTCGCGGCTTGTCTTCTTCGCCTTCACCTTCGCCCTCGCCGTCCTTCTTCTGATCGGCTTGGTCTTCCGGCTTGGCTTCGTCCTGCTCCGGCTTCTCGCCGTCGCTTTTCTCGATAGCAGGCGTTTCGGTCTGATCGAGATCAATGATACCGTCGTCGGCTGGCATTTCTGCCTGCGCGTTGGTTTCGTCAGTCATGTCGTGGTTCCAACAAAAAACCGCCCGAAGGCGGTTACAATCGCGGCGCTGGCGGCCTTACGCTGCCTGCATCACACGAAACTCTAGGCGTCGGCCTCTTCTGACCGTGCTGCCATCTGATCCATCGTTGCGCGGTGCTTCTCGCTGCCCTGCATAAAATTCTGCGCTTGCGAGGTCATTCCTGCCTCGTGCTTGTCGGCGGACTGCGAAAGGTTCTGCACGCCGCGCGCAACCTCAATCACGTGTTTCTCGCCCGTCGTCACCAGCCCGACACGCGCCTTCTCAAGCTCAGCCAACTTGATCTGGACGTTGATGGCGTTGATCTGGCGCTTCGTCTCTAGCTCGTCCTGCTTCTCAGCAAGTTGGATTGCCTGCAAATGGGCGTCCATCTGCGATGCCCCTGCATCGCCATTAGCTGGCTGTCCAGCCTCGCTCATGATCTTGGCTATCTCAGCCTGCTTTTTCTTATTGTCGAGGTCCTTGCCCTGCAATTCAAGCTGGGCAGTGGCATCCTGCATCTGTGCTTGCTTTGCGGCCTGTTGCTGCTCCGGCGTCGGCTGCGGCTGCTCGCCCGGCTTGACGTTGGCCTGCGCCCGCTCTTCCTGCAACTTGTTCTTGATCGCCGGCGGCAACGCTTCTTCAAGTCGCTCGCCAATCTCATCCGCGTGCGGCCAGTCCTGCACCTTGGCGAAGATATCACCAATCAACGGCGCGGCTTGCGGGAACGCTTGGATGAACGCCTGCATACTGTCGGCGGCCTGCTCGCGCTTCGTCGTGTAGCCCGGTCCCTGCTCGATCATCACGTCATACGATCCGACCGTCACGTCATGCTCAACGCGCTGTAAACCGTCCGTCACGGTCGGCTTGTTGATCTCCACGAGATCAGGTTTACCGTCGTCCCCGATAATGCGGATCATCCGTTGCGCGTCGTAGATATGCGGAATCAGGTCCATGGCGATTTGCCCGGTGCGCTGGATCGCCATGTTGAAATTGTCGATGTAAACGAACGTCCCGGTATCAGCCTGAGCATCACGGCGGGCAATCGCAACGCCTGACGTTTCGTTCGATTTCGCCCCTAGATTGGCGTCGTAAATACCGATCACCGCCTTCATATCTTCGGCGGCCTTAATGCTGCCTTCCTGGATCGCCTGCGAGGCGACCGGCGGCTGCAACCGCTCGGGCTTCATGCCCGGCGCTTTCGGGTCTACGTCAAACTCTAGGAACGGCAAATTCTCTGTGTTGGCAGTCTCCCATTGGTCGTAATATTTTTCGACCATGGATTTGGTAACGATCCACGGCGCCTTCGGCTGTAGCGCAACCACCTCCGTCTCGGCCGACGCGTAATAATTCACCATCCGCTGCAAATCGCGGGCATAGCGCACGATGCCGTGCCGATAGACTTCGCGCGCGATGCGGATTTCCTCACCGAGCACCGGAATGATAGGGATATGCATCCCTTTCCAATCGTACTCTTCGAGGATTTCCCCCTGTGTCATCAGGTAGCGGCAAACTTTGTAGCTGTCGCGCTCCTCAACGCGCGCGCCGCGCTGTGCGAAAAACTCGTATGCCTGTGCGATCTGATCCTTTGGCGAATCCTTGACCTGATCGGTGATGTCATCGATCGATCCATCAGGCATCAGGACCAACGTGCGCTTGATCGGCTCCTTCCGCCAATAGGTCATGACGCGAATGTAATCGTCGCTGATCCAGCCCTCGAATGCGGCATGTGCCCGCGTGTCGAACCCGTCAGCCTTGGCATCCGGCCAACGTTTCTTGAACGCGGCGCGGGTCATGTCCATCGGAACAAAGCAATGCATCGCGTCTTCGCGCGTCGGCATTACCGCATCGGCATCCCACAGAACGCCAACGCTGTCCTCGATCCCCGCGATGCGGAGTTCCTGGTTGAACGTCGTGGTGCTGGCATATTCGGTCACCACTTGCCAATGACCAATGCCGCAGCAAACCTGACTGTCAGCCGCCGACGTGTAAACCTGCTTGGCGAATGAACGGTTCTCGATGTAGCGAAACATGCCGGACAGAACGTCGGCCGTCTCAGGATCGCCAGAACTATCGACCGGCACCGCCTTGATGCTGGGGCGCATCTTCCGCATATCGCCCGTCACCTGACGGATGAACTTCGGCAGCAGATTGATCGTGTGGCACGGCCGGCCATTGCGCTGCGACAAGGCGATAGGGTCCCATTGATCCTCTCGGCGACCACGCCGGAATTTCAGATCCTCGTAAGCCTCTTCCTGGTTGTTTCGCTCGCGCTCCCAATCGCGTTCGTATTCATCCAAGGCGTCAGCATGGATGGTTTCCCAACGTGCAGACGCGGCCTTGCTGTCGTCGTCGGCGTCTTTGCCTTCAACGTCCATCGGTTCATCTGCCATGCGTTAAGCGCCCATCCACCCACCGGCGCGGCGTCGTTCGCGCGGGCGCTCTACAGCCTCATGCACCGGCTCCGCGAACGTCAACACAATCGCGTCCCATTCGTCAGGTGATCGCACGCCGCGCGCTCGCATGTGTTCCTTGCTTTCCAGTTGAAGCCGCTGGTTCACGTCGTAGGAATATCCCGGTCCACAAGCATCGGCCTGCAAGCTGTCGCGGTCTGGAATGTCGGCGCCGCCCGGTTCATCAAGCCAGTCCTTTGACCGCGACCACATCTCAGCGCGACGATTGCGCGGCCCGGCTGACTTCGTGCCGTCCGGCAGCAAAACGTGCGGCTCCTGCGGTTCCGATCCAAAATTGATCGGCGTCACGAGGTCTAGGTACTTACCGCCCCAACTGTGCAGAATGTCCACCACGCCAGCACCGACCCCGCCAACGTCGATAAACACCCGCGCTGGGCTATCAGCGTCGATCACCTGCTTGACCCAATTCGCCCCGGCAACCGTGTCGATCTTCGAGCGGCTTTCCAGGTTCGAGACTTGCCGGCCCTTGCGCCACGCAATCGAGAACCGATCATCACCGAAGCGAGCCGGATCGACACCGAGTACCAACGGGCCGATACCTTCGCAATTGGCCTTGCGCGCGGCCAAAACCTTGTCGGCCTTGATGAAGCTATCGTGGCCCGTCATCTGGAACGCTTCATCCGCCGTCGCGGGATATTCCTGCTTGAACAACAACGGATCTTTCAATTCCGCGATCTTGGCCCGACGCCAAGCCATCTGCTCCTGATCCAGCTTGTGAGCGTCAGCGTAAGCCTGCTCTTCCTCGTCGAGCCCAAACCCTTCCGGCACCGCGCGCCGATATTCAGGCTGCCAGAACCACGGGATGAAGATCGCTTCGTAATCGCCTATCCCGGCCTCTGCCTGCTGCCATCGCTCGTGAAACTCGCCGCCGACGCCATTCGCAGTAGATTCCAGCACAATCTCAGTGCCAGCCAGATCAGGAATAGCTTGAACAACGCCCGCAAAATGCGTCTTTGCATTCGGCCAGAATGCGACCTCCGAACCGTGGAACAGTTGCACGGTCTGCGACCGGCCGACCGCCTTTGCTCCTGCTGTGCCGACCGCATAACCGCTTTCGAGCAATTCGAAGCTCAACTCTTTCGCGTTCGCCGCACCCGTCGCAGGCTTAACCAACGGATTGCAGTGCGTATGGTAACGCTCGACCATCCCGAACAGGTTGTTCGTCGCATCCTGCTCATGCGTCAGAATGAAAACCCGCAAGCCCTTGGCATGTGTTGCACGCCAATAGTACCGGCCTCCGATGTAGGTCGAAATTCCCTGCTGTCGGCCCTTGAGCACGAGCGCCCGAACCTTGCCAGTCCGCTCTCGCTGCGCTTCCAATCGACCATGCAGATAGAGTTGAGCCTGGTTGAGCGTAAGCGGCTCGATCTGCCCGGCCTTCGTCCTGATCTTGAGACACTTCGCGGCGTAGTGCCGGAAATCATCCCTGAGCCGTCGCCGGATCGCTCGTTCCCGTTCCGTCATCGTCCAATTCGTTCAGCGCATCTTCGTGGCTGATCGCCAGATTGCCCGACATCTCCACGGCCTGCGCTGGCTTGCCGTCGAGGCGGTCGGCTATTTCCCTAATTGCCTGCAATCCGTCAGCACCCGATGCAATGGCGAGAAGATTGCGAGCAAGACCGCGCAGGGCTTTCGGGTCGTTGTCACCTAACGCGGCAAGCTCCATCCGCAGCGCATCGCGGAACGGCTTATCCTTGCCCTTGTTGGTGCCTGAACGGCCTTTAACGCCTGCCATTTTGAAAATGCTCAAGTTTTTGGAATGGCGCGCTATTCATCCCCATCCCCTCAAAACAAAACCGGGTCAAAACTTGCCGGCGATATCGTCGAGCAGGGAGTGGCAGGCGCGGAGAACGGATTCCGCTTCGGAGAGTTGGCTACGGAGACCGTGCGGCGTCGGAGCATTTGCCTTGCCGCAGTTCTCGCCACTGCCCTCGATCTTGTCCCGAAGATTGCCGAGCTTGTCATGGAGCGACTGCAAGCCGTTGGCGATCCCGGCCGCACGTTCGATCATGCCGAGTTCGGGCACAGCATTAACGTAGGTCGCGTTGCCGTGGATGGTCGGGTTTTTCACAACTTGATCAGAAAGGTTCATGTCCTATCCCTCAAAACAAAACCCCGCCTGTCGGGGCGGGGTCTAAAACGCGAAACGCCCAAGGCGTGAACCTCGGGCGCAATTCGTCATTTGCATTACTGACGACTAGAACGTATTCGCAAGGCCGGGTCAATACCAAAATGGGTTACCAGCTTATCCAGCCCCAGCTTTAACAGCCGCCGCGTGTCGAAGTCGTCGATCTTCCGATCATGGATGACGTGGTGCGCGATGGCTTTCTGCAATCTGACAGGCCCACAGGATTCAAATGCAGCGTCGTAGGCGCGTTTGATCGCGCGGGCGGTATCATCCGCCATCCCCGCGCCGTGGCCGCGCCCAGCGGCTCCTAAATCGATTGCAGAGGGGTTTGGGTTCGGTGCGAGGATCGCAGCCCGGTATCGTGCGGCCAATCGAGCGTATTCCTTGCCCGCTTCGAACTGCGCTGGCGTGATCCAGCCGTTCAGCATCAAGCGGCCGAACTCGGATTCCGCTTCCTGCATTTCCCGATACCTCGCAGGCACCACCATGCGGTGTGGTTGCGCCGCAATCTGCGCTCGTGGGTTTTCATAGGTGCGCTGCACCCGCCCATTGCGTTCCCGTTTGCCGATCTTGCGCGGTCGTCCGACCATGATTTGCTTTGCCCCTCGCTTGAACTGGATCAACTCCCGCGACCAACGGATGCCGGGTCGGGTCACGCTCAGTCCCTCGGCTTATTCAGCCGCTCCATCAAACCCGGATTATCCTGGTAGATGCGCTGAATCTCGCCCCAAGATGGCGCCTGCTTTTCGTCAGATGCCGTCGCGCTCTTGCTGTTCAAACTCGTCAGGCCCCAGTTATCCCCGTACTTGGCCTTCAACTCGTCAAGCGACAAGCGGTCCTCGCGATCTTCGCGCGGCGACTCGATTGCCAACGGTTCGTTGTTCCCCCAATTCTCGAAACGCTGTTTCCGCTTCAAATCACTTGCACGGCGGTCCAATGCTTCGACAATCTCATTGATCGTTGGCGGCCACTTGCTGTCGCGCTGGATGCCGGTTCGCGGGTCGGACACGTACAGCACCACGTCATCGGGATACTGCTCAAGCACCGCACCAAGCGAAACCATGTAGCCGTCAGGATCGGGATATTGATCCGTCCGGTAAGCGGAGAAAATCATTCGTTGGCAGCGCAAAATCAGCGCTTGGCGTTCCTTCTTCCGTCTCAAGTCTTGCGAGTTGTCGGTCAATGGCTGCGAGTAGGCTACCGGGTCGATTTTGAGTTGCTGCATGTCCGCTGCTCACGTTTGCCGGCTCGTCAGTCCAGCGCTGTTGATTGATGAAGGTTTCCGGGTTGAGCCATGGCCGGTCTGGCGGCTTGGTGCGAATGTATCGATCCAACCCGTCGAGGATGGCTTGCCACGCAATACCGCGCTTCATCGCCAGTTCGAGCTTGGCAAGGGCCTTCGGCTTTCCAACCTTGTTCGGGTATCGGTTCCAGAACTGTTCGCGGAAGTCCGCAGGCCAGCCAACCGCAAGCGCGCTCGCGCGCGTTTCTTTCTTTTCCTCTCCCTTCCTATCCTCTCCCTTCCCTTCCCTTCCGTCGTCGAACGTTCGTCGATCATTCGTCGAGTGCTCGTCGAATTGCTGTTTTTCTCCGGATTTGAAGCCGTTTACAGGCGCGGGGCACTTGCCGGGCTGTGGTCGGTCAATCTTTTGATGCTGCCAGCCGGTGATCTGGATGTATTCCCGTCCGTTGACCTCGTAGACTAGCAGCAACCCATTCGACGATAATTCGTCGATCATTCGTCGAACGCTCTCCGAATTAATATCATCGCTCGGGAATATCTGAGCCTTGATGGTTTTTGGCGACAAAGACATGCGGCCAAGATCGTCGGCAAAATTCCACATGCCGATGAACAGCAGGCGCGCAAGCGCGGAGCATTCCATCACTTGCTCGCTCGTCCAAAATTCAGGCTTGATTGATCTGATCCTAGCCATCAGATCATCCCAAGCGCCATCATGTAGGATTCGAGCACAGCTTCTTCGTTGCGGCGCTTTTCATCATCCATCGTCCGCATTCGGACAATGGTGCGGATTGCCTTCAAATCGAAGCCGGACGACTTCGCTTCCTGATAGATGTCTTTCTGATCTGAGCGCAGCCCCTTGATTTGCTCATCAAGGTTTTCGACGCGCTCGACAATGGACCGCAGCTTCTGCTTTGCGTTGTCACCGATGCTTGCCGCTTCCGTCATTGCGTACCCCTTGCTTGTTGAAAACAATGTCTCCGTTCATTTTTCTCCAGCCACGGAAACTGGTACGCTTACGCTCGCCTAGAACTAGCTTCTTCCTGACGCGGGCCACCTTGGCCTTGATCTTCACATCGACCGCAGATTTCGCCCGATGGCACTCATGGCAGAGCAGTTGCAGATTGGATTCGCGGTGTTCGCCTCCAAGGATTAGCGGCGTGGCGTGGTCGAACTCGGCCCGCAAAGCACCGCCGATCTTGCGAGTGCATTTCACGCAGCAATCGTCCGAACGCTGGGCAATGCGATCCTTGACGCGTGGCGGAATTGCCGCGTCATCATATTTTGCAATCCATTCCGGAAGAGCCCTAGACATTTGGTCCACCAATCAACGTTGGATTAAACTGGTGAAACCTTGCCTTCGCCTCGCGGTAAGCCTCGCGCGCAGCTTCGCGACTGCTGTATCTGCCAAGATGAATTTGTTTTCTGTTTATTTGAATCTTGGCACGCCATCGCCCTGTGCACTTGCAAAAACTTATTCCAAGTTCGGACTGCTCTCTGCTCGACCGTGCAAAGAGATTTTGCATGTTTTCTGATCGTGTGCAGGCACGAAGATTTTGGATTCTGTTGTCAGTTTTGACGTGATTAATATGGTCCACATCATCTTTTGGCCACTCGCCATAAACAATTAGCCAAGCTAATCGATGAGCCTTATAGCGTTTGCCCATGATGTGAATATTCAGATATCCCTTAGCATCAAGGCCGCCAGCGACGGTCCCAGCCCACCTCTTATTTTTAGACGACTTTCTGATGAAAACGCCGGTTAGCGGGTTGTAGTTAAACAGAGAAACAACGTCATCGCGCGTCGGCAGCTCGGCGCGCTGATTGCGGGTCAGGGATTTGCGCGGGGATTGCTGGCTCATGCAGCCTCCCATTTCGCCATGTCGCGCAACGTCACCGCAGCCGCTTCCAGCGCCGGCAAACGGTCTTCCGCGATATGCAGATCCATTTCGCTGCGGCGCTTCGCAGCTACGAGATTCCGCAGATTATCTACATGACCACGAAGATTGGCTGCGGCTGTCTCTACTGCAGTTGCTTGATCGGCAAGGGTGATCTTCATGCCGTCACCGGATCGTTGAATGTGATGCCGTGCTTAGCTCCGAATGCCGCGATCAATTCCATCAGATCGGTCATTTCATCCTTGGACAGATCAGACGATGACCGCCCCAGGTTCACAAATCCGGTCCCCTCAAGATTCGGCACCATGCGAAGCTCGCGCTTCAAGGCATCCAGAAAGATCAGTTTCCAGTCGTCCGGCGTCAATTTTACGCCATGCCACGGTAGTTGCGCCGCAACTTCGGTCAGCATCGCCCACATGCGATCATTCTGCGGCAAGGATCGACGCGGAGCCTTGAACTCAAGGCGCGTTCCGGCTGGGGCCTGCGTCAACCAACGCATCGCCCGTTGCGTGTCGTCCTTACCGTGCAGAGTAATCAGCGCCCGCGTCATGCTTCACCTAAAATGGAATCCGGTCCCCGTTCATGTCGTCGCCTACCGCCTGTTGCTGTTGCTGGCCGTCTTTCGGCTTGATCGAAAATGACAATGCGGGGGCCTTGGCGGATTGGTCGGGCCTGCGCTTCCATGCCGATACCCAATATTCGACGCCGCCGACGTTCAGGCTGCCCTTGAAGTCCGGGTGTTTATCGTTCTGCTTGTCGTCGTTCTTCCAGATCGCCCCGCGATTGGTGTTGTCGTGTCCAGCCATTAGCTTGCGAGCCTTTCGTTGTCATGTGCATCCATTTGTCGGAGCGCGTCCCGATGCTCGGCAAACACGCCGCGCATGAACTCCTGCCAATCAGGCTTGAGACTGCCGAGCCGGTCCTTGTTATCTGCAGCCCACTTGTTCAGTTCCGGCAGCGAGCCCGTCGCGTGGATTTCTTTCTGCATCGCCTCGAAAATCGGGCGCTGATCGACGACGCGCAGCTTCTTCACCGACGCCGGATCGGGCAAAGGAATATTATCGACGGGGTTGCCGTGCTGATCGTATTCAGTCGCGGGGACGATTTCTTCCGGCCGGGTCACATGGGGATTGCGGCGCCCTTCGGAAAATTCGTCAGCCTCGGCCTCGGAATACAGATCGCCATGCGACGCCAGTAATTTGAGGATAACGCGGTCCTTGGCGCGCTTTTCTGCCATGGCGTAGCAATAGGCATTCTTGTTGTTCTTCGGTGATGCCTCACCAATCGACCATTCCGACCGATCACCGAGTTTGCCGTAGACAATGATCGAGGCAATACCCTTTTCGGAATTGGTTTCAATCATCGTCGGCTGGCCCCAAATGACGTTCTGTTCAGCCGCAACACGTTCGAGAGCCTTGTGCTTCACCACCCAGGTTGAGCCGTGGACTTCCCAAATTTCGTCGGAATCGATGTTGTATTTGGCCATGAACTCCATGACCTGTTTCGATGGCTTGCCCATTACTTACTCCCCAGATCATCCAGAATGCGCGACAGTCGGTCCCGGCAAAGCTCGATATCCGCAATCGCCATTGCGTCTTGGAGCGACCGGCGCGCTTCATTCGACCGGCGCAGACCGTCGATATCTCCGACTGCCGAGCACAGGTTATGAATAGCGTGATCCGCCTTGAACTCGGTCGTTTCCATTGGATCTAGGACTTCGGTACTCATTTCACTCACCTCCGATTGTTTTGATGTCCCACAGTGCAGCCTTGCCCTTCCCCTTCTTGATCAGCAGGAAGGTCATCGGGAATTGTTCTGCCGCCACTTTGATTTTTACGTTCGCGTCGTCCATCATGAAGCCCTTGACCTCATGGCATTGAAGCTCGCCTGTGGACCGCATGACGGCGAAGTCCGGCGAATAGAACGTCTTGTCAGCCAAACGAAGCTTGATGCCTTCGAACCGATACCAAAGCACGTCGCCGCGTTGCTTGAGGCGCTCAAGGTTGTCGGCCCATGCGGCCTCGGTCTTGTTCATCTGTCCGGCCTTGAGCCGCCCAAGCGCCTTGATATCGAAGCGAAGCCGCGTCATGCCGACAGCCTTCCCTCTTTCTTCACCTGACGGGTGACAAGCGGTTTCAACGCTGCGATCAGTTTCTCGCGACGGATGGAGCGCGACGGTTCAAGCGCAATCAGATTGCGAAGATGCGCGATCTTGTGCGGCAGAGACAGGCGCGCAATGCGATGGAGAACCTGGGCGATGGAGGGCTTGTTCATTCTGGCACCGCGAACTTTGCTGATAGCTCGTCAACGTCGGCCTGCAATTGGGCATTGCCGGATTCCAGCAATCGCTCGATCTTCTGGAATGCGTGGACCGCCGTTGAATGGTCGCGCCCCCCGATAAACTTGCCGATCTGCGGATACGAAAGTTTCGTCAGCTTCTTGGCGAGATAGGTGACAATCATGCGCGGGCGGACGACCTTGTGATCGCGCCTGCCTGACCTCAGGTCCATCGGTGTGACACCGTAGAAGGCAGCGACAACGCGGATAATGTTGTCCATCGTCGGCAGCGGCTTGTCGTCCACCATTCGGAACCACAGCGGGCTTGATGGGACTGCCGGCGGCTTCTTAGGTTCGCGCTTCTTCCAGCCTTTCGGCGGCTGCATGTCGTAGCTGTGATGGCTCTTGAGCAGTTCGAGCAATCTGTCCGTGCCGTTCCTTATCGCCGTGGTCGCGAGATTGTCGGCATGATCTACATCGAACTTGAAATGCGCGTTCATTACCTACTCCTTACTCTCTTCCACCAAAGCCCGAGCCGCGCGAACCACATCGCAGTCAGGCCCGGCAACGGCTTCTGTTCGTTCGATGTCGAGCTTGAGCTTGGCAAACTGGCGCTGCCGTTCGTTGTCGTAAGCGGCCTTGATGAGCGCGTAGGCTCCGGCGCTGATTTTCTTGACGGATGCGAGCCGGTAGCGAAGTTGCCAGAGCGTCCAGTAGTTGATGCCATAGTCTCTCTCGATTGATCGCAACGCGTTGTCGGCATCGCCGGGGCCGCGCGCTCTCATGCGAGTTAACTCGCGTGACCAGAGCGCGGCATCTTCAACGAACGCGGTTTCACTCATTTGCGTAACTCTCAAAAACTTCTTGAGCACCTTCAACTCTCCTTCGTTCATGCTGCTCGACATGACGAAGGTTGCTAACGATAACGATCCACTCTCATTCACCCGCATTGGCTTGGCGGCGGCGCGGGTGATGGAGAAACTCAAAGCTCCCGAACGTCACAATCCTTCCCGGAGCGATCAAAGACTTCGCGCCGTTTCAGGAAAGCCAGATGACGACAGTTTTCGCAGCGATCCCCGAAGTTCTCGGGATTCAGAATTGCCCGATGACGGCGCGTTTCGTAGTCGCCGCACGAACAGCGGCAAAGCCACCTGCCGGCGTTTAACATGCCGACAACCTTGAACCGACCGAATGCGCGCCCGGTCAAATCGACAAATGACGATGTGCGTCGCAATTGATCGGAAATTGCCATTGTCGGCGGAGGTGACGACCAATGACGTTGAGTGATCTTCTTCGTAGGCGTGTAATCAACGCCTTTACCAAGGACACGAGCGGCTTGCTGATTTACCGGCCGCGAAGCGAGGATTTTGTCGAAGCTGTTATCCATATGTCTCAAGCTCCGAAAACCAGCGCTTTAACGATTGCCGCACCAATCCCGAGCGCAGCGGCGAACAGAGCAAGAGCGAGAACCGGCGCGATGTCGCGTAGGAACTGGATAAAAGGATGCGAGGGATGCTCACCTTGAACGTAATGATGGCGGTCAAACTGGCATTCGACCGGGTGCCGGCCCGCAGGTGAACTTTCTGGAAACCGATCCCCTCGCTGACCGGCCAAGAGCCCCGGCACCAAGGAATTAGAATTGCGCGAAGCCCCATCGCGCATGTGAGAGCGGCCGGGTTGACAGTGCCCCGTGGCCCGGCCGCTTGTCTCGCTGGTGAATTGGATCAGCATGACGCGCCTCGCTGTGTGATCACTTCGTCGGCAAGCTGACGAACCCACGCCATCAGATCGACGCGGCTGATATCGACCGGCGCGCAATCATCGAGCGGCGGCAGCAATTCAGCGGTCGGACACGACGGGATCGACGGCGAATGATCGTCAGGACGCTCACCAAGCCCGGCGAACGGATTGGCAAGGCAGGAATAAAAAACGCCAGCGCTGGCCGGCGAGTTGGCGCGTGGTGGGAGGCTTGAGTTTGCACGCGCAAGGGAGATGCTATGCATGGCGAACCCTCGCGGCAGCGGCCATAAGGTCGCGATGGCGCTGAGCCATCCGCAGCTTCACGCCGTATCGCTTGGCAAGGATCGACGGATAGGATGGGTCAACACCAAATTCGGCGGCAATCTTCCGCGTCGAGATGCGTTCGCAATATTGCGCGACGATCTCGTTTTTCTGTTCTTCGGTGAGGCGAGGACCGCTCATTGCCCAGCCCTCCCGATCAGCGCCCATGCAAAAGCAAACGGCAGGATGGCAATGCCAATGGTGGAAAGAGCGTCGATCATGCGGCGCCTCGTTCCGTGGTGGTGGGGGCCGGATAGATGTCCGGACGAAGCTCATGACGAGGAACGCCGGTAATGCGCTCGACATCGAGGACGCGTTCGGCCGGGACCTGTTTCCATTGCGAGATGGCCTGTGGCGTTATCTGATCGGACAGAGCCCGCGCGAGTGCGGACGATCCGTTTGCAGCTTCCTTGGCCCGGCTCAGCGCTTGATGCTTGATCTGGTCGATGTCGCTCATGGCGCATATTGTAAGCATGACTTACATCAAACTGCAAGCATTTCTTTCGGTGATTTCTGCGGCTCGTAAGGGCAGCTTTCAGGAATGACCACCAAGGGCGACAGAATCAGGATTGTGCGGCAGCTATCGCGGCTGTCTCAGGAGCGGTTCGCGGAAGTGCTCGGCACCTCGCGCGGCGCGGTCGGCAATTGGGAGGTCGGGAAAGGGATCAAGCACGAAAACCTCGTGCAGATATCCGACAAGTTCGACGTTTCTTTGGACTGGCTCTCAAAAGGTGACGGCAAGCCGCCAGCGATGGTCAGGATGGGTTCGACCGACCCCGATTATGAGCCGCGCCCCGAGAACGGCATCCTCGAAATTGACGTTCGCGCCGGCATGGGCGGCGGCGGGACCATGGATGGCCGGGAGGTTCGGCACGACGGCGACCACGCCGACCCGGTTAAGCCGGAATCCTGGCACTTCCCTGCGCGGTTCATGCGAGAGGAAATTCGAGCACCGGAAAGCCGGGTGATCATCCTCGAAACCGAGGGCGACAGCATGGCGCCGACGATCCTCTCGGGCGATAGGGTGATTGTCGATACCGGCCACAAACTCCCCTCGCCAGATGGCATCTATGCGGTGCGGGATCGGTACGGATCGATCGTCGTGAAGCGGCTGCAAGTCCTGCGGCGCGGCGACCCGCCAGTTATCAGGATCATTTCAGACAACAAGGCGCATGACGCGGAAGATGTGGGCGCGGACGAGATTGCTATCGTTGGGAGGGTGCTGTGGGGATTAAAGCGACTGTAGTTGCGGCCATATTGCTTGGCGCGCTGCTGGCTGGCACTCCTAGTCGCGCCGAGACGGCGGGAGACTTGCTCAACAGCTGTGAAGCGATCCTCAAGAACATGCAAACTCGCTCAGACGGGGCGGTAATGTTTCCACGTTCTGGCGATCATTGTTGGTTTTATATGTCTGCCATCCAAGACGGCACCGTTCTCGTCACGAACAACAAACGGGTGCTCGACGTATGCGCGCCGCCGGATTCTTCCCTGCTTCAATACGTTCGCATCTTCGTGCATTATGGCAGGGCAAACCCATCGACGCTTCACCAGCAGGCTTTCGCAACGGCAGCCTACGCACTGCGCGACGCGTTTCCGTGCGACGGGAAACCTCACTGAACTCATAGAAAACCCCGCCGGAGCGGGGTTGTTCTTTCATTGTGAGTCCGGCGGGGGAAGGTGATAGATGCCGCCGCTGAGTGGGAGCTGCATCGTATCGCCATAGCGCGGGTAGTATTCATCCAGTTTCTGTTTGAATTCCCCCCAATTGGAGGACATCCGCATTAACAGGATGACGCCTTCAAGAAGCCGTTCAAGCGCCGGTTTCCCTTCTTTCGGGGTTAGAAGCTGTGTGAGTTTTTGCGTTGGCTTGCCTTGCGCGTTGCGCTTCACCCGCAAATGCAGCGCTTCTCTGACACCGGGGGCCAGTCGATCATAGATATCGTTGGTCCACTTTCCGACGATGCCGGGGCGCGCTGTGTTTTCCGGGTCGAATTCCCATCCATTCAATCGGTAGATGTGCCGATAGAAGTTCAGATCGAACATTTTCACCCAAGCACGCGCGGACTTCTCTACGTACTGATCAATGATTTTATTGATCGCTCGCCGCTTCCGCATGTCTTCGAAGCCGGTCGCCAGATCGACCAGATCATCAATCGCGTGATTTGTCAGCGCCCTGAGAAAGTCCCGGCAAGCCTTGCCGATGTGCTCTTGGCTGGGGAGCAACTTCCCCGCGACCATCGCGTCTTGATAGACCCAGCACACATCCGGCAAGAGCCGCGCTCGGTAACCGAATGCCCGCCCCTGATATCCAGGTCCGCGCAAGGGCACGAATTCAATCGGAGTTGTCGACACTATTAACTCGTTGGAAATAAATGGCTCTAGGTTCTTCGCCCTGAGAAAAGCGGGCTTCCCGTCGACCCCGGCGCCCTCACCGCCTTTTGCCTTCCCGGCGCGTCCGATGGCCGTCAGGAAACCTTCCTGCGTCAACACGCGGGTTTCATCTTCAAGTACGGCGCAGGCGATCCGCAGACTGCCGATGATCAACGTGCCTTCCGCGATGGCCTTTGGCAGGCCCTTTCCATGTTTTGCCAGCGCTGCCCGCCGCGCAATGGCGCTTCGATCTTCCGCGCTGAGATTCTGAGCCCGTGTCCGGCCACCTTTGGATTGGGGTGTTTCCTCATCCATATTTGCAATCTCCTTGCTGTTAATAATTAGTAAGCAGATATGCTTGCCAGAGCAATGAAGCAAGCACAATTTCAGCCCTTCCCCAACTTCCACCCCTGTGCGGTGCGAGACAAGATTTTTGTAAGCAATGCTTTCTTTTTGCTTGCACCGACCTGTAAGCTATGCTTTCATAATGCAAGAGGCAAACACAACCAACGCACCGATGGGGCAAGAGTATGAGCCAGCCGCGCATCAACATCATCGAAGATCACATGGTCTATTTTGTCCTCTGCGGTCCCGGCACCTATGCACCGGAGCGCAACCTGTCGGACATGGACCGGGCGACCACTGTTCGCGATATAGCAACCGGCCAATTCGATGGCGTCGTCCAGGTTCTCGAATGCAATCCGGTCGAACACGTTTGTAACGATGTGACCGCCGACATTCTACGCGATGCCGCGTTCCTCATCCTGTCGGATACCGACTACGCCGACTTGAACGACTGGCAGCGTGAATTTGTAGACGACAACGCGCCGGGCGCGCTCGCCAACCATCGCATTGAATGCCGGGCCGAGGCCGCCTATCGCAACGAGCTGCTGCCCGGCCGTGCTGGATGGGGGATGTGATGCCCGATCTCAGAGACTACACCGCGCATCTGATCGCGCATCAGGCGGCGCAAGAATTTCTGATTTGCCACGCGCGCAAGGAGGTCGGCAGCGATTGGGCTGTGTTCGCCCATAACCACGCCATCCAGAAGGTCAGGGAATTGGCCGCGTACCTTGGCTATCGGTTGGAGCCGGTCACTGAGGAAATCGCACCAGCGGCCGATTCTGAGCCGTCAAACATGGCGCATATCATCAGCCATGATCCTGAATGGTCGGTCGATGTGGGGTGCTCGGCATGACCTTTCACCGCATCAACGGCATCAAGGTCCGCACGTCGTCCTGCATCCTGTCGGACTGGTCGGCAATCGACGATGACGCATACGACGTGGATTGCGACGGCGATGGGTTCTTTACGACCTGTCCGATTGGACGCGGTGCGACCGAGCAAGCCGCCATTGCAGACCTGATGGAGCAGATCGAGGAGCGCGTGGCATGACGCCCGACCACATCGCAGACCGCGCCCTGCTGACGGTGAGCGCATGGCAACGTCAAACCGCCGTCAACCGCATTCTCGCTGCATGGTGGCAAGGCAAGGACGACGGCCTGCCTGCCGAGCAGCGATTGAACGACAACACATCATTGAACGACTGGCAGCGCCACAACGAGATTGTGCGCGGGGAGATGGCGCATGTTTAGGGTTGGGCAGAAGGTGGTGTGTGTGGATGCGTCACCAGCCGCAGTTGATACGCAGTATAGCTTAACGCTCGATGCGGTATACACCGTGCGCGGGATTACTCCAGAAGGGAGAGATGCTGGCGTCTACTTGGTGGAAGTCCCAGATGGTTCCTTCTTTCCAGGATCATCATGCCGGCGTGGCTGGCGTGCCGCCCGCTTCCGTCCCATCGTCTCCCGCCCGACCTCTATTGAGTTCGCCCACGAAATCCTGCGGAAGGTGAATGCGCCGGCCCTCCCCTCCACCCGCACCTCGGAGGTGCTGGGATGAGCAAGATCGATGATGGTGGAGCGGCGTTCGCCGGCATGGCGCATACCGGGGCTTACACAACACAAGCGGTTGGCCCGAATGCGTATGCATCGGTGCCGGAACTGGCGCCAGTCGGCGGCCTCACCAAGCGCGAGTATTTCGCTGCGGCGGCGCTGACGGGCATTTGCGCCAACAGCTACACGCCGTGGTCGCCCAATGTCGCGGACATTACCGATGAGCAGATCACGAAAGCCGCATTCGACCTCGCGGATGCAATGCTTGCCACCTCCAAGTCGGGAGGCTCCGATGAGTGAAGCAAGCAAGATGCCGGCGAGGATCACGGTCAGCAACGGCCCTCCGTACACGTGGGACGAACTAGGCGTCTATGCCGATCCGACCACCGCATACGTTCGCGCCGACATTGCGGAGCAGATGGCAGAGGCGTTGCGGGCCTGCCAGTCCGCGCTCGCGATGATGATTGCGCCGGACGCGATCAAGTCAACGTCTGTGCTTCACGCGTTCACGCAAGCCGTCGAGGCCGAGTGTAAGGCCCGTGCCGCTCTCACCGCATGGGAGGCGAGCAACCCTGCTCGTCAGGCGTCCAATGGTGATCGCCAAGGGGAGAAGGGGGAGTGAATGGACGCGCCTATTACAACGAGATTGATCCATTCGCAGCACAATGGCTCCGAAACCTCATCGCTGCCGGGCTCATCGCACCAGGAGACGTTGACGAGAGAAGCATCGTCGATGTCAGGCCAGACGATCTTGCCGGATACAGCCAATGTCACTTCTTCGCCGGGATTGGCGGGTGGAGCTATGCCCTGCGGCTCGCCGGATGGCCTGACGACAGACCTGTTTGGACAGGCTCCTGTCCGTGTCAGCCGTTCAGTCTCGCGGGAAAACAGAAGGGCTTCGCAGATGAGCGCCACCTTTGGCCCGTCTGGCGAGAACTCATCCGCGAGTGCGCACCTGCAACAGTCTTTGGAGAGCAGGTTGCGAGCGCGACTGATTGGCTCCGACTTGTGCGAAGTGATCTGGAAGCCATGGGCTACGCCGTGGGGGCAATGCCTGTCCAAGCCGCGAGCGCGGGTGCGGACCACCTACGGGACCGATTCTGGTTTGTGGCAGACGATGGTTCAGGACGATGCCTTGGACCGCAAGGGCGGCAAGGGCGGCAAGGTGAACAGCCGAGGCGAGCCGAAGCTGTCGGCGCAGGCGATACAGGCGTCGGCCTGGCCGACGCCTACGACCCGCGACCACAAGGATGGCCGCTATTGTCCGAACGTCCCGGTGAATGGATTGCTGGGGCGGATGGTATGGCCGACGCCGCGGGCAACGGACGGATCGAACGGCGGGCCGAACCAGAGTTCGCACGGACGGCCGGACGGCTTACCGGGAATGATCGGGACGTGGCCGACCGCGCGAGCCAACGACGGCACGGGAGCGAAAGTGCCTCCGGGTCGCGAAGGCGGGATGGCGTTAAAGACGGCGGTTTTGAATGGGTCATCGGCGCCGACGGAAAAGCCAGGCGCGTTAAATCCGGAATTCGTCTGTTGGCTCATGGGGTATCCGGCCGCGTGGGTAAGTTGCGCGGATTCGGGAATGCCATCGACCCCCGCCCCGCGGCGCAATTCATCCTCGCGGCAGACGAAGCAATCGGAGCCTCAGCATGACAATGGATAAGACCGAGATGATGGCGCTGGCGGATCGGATCGAGGCGTCGGATGGCCTGTTCACGATGCACGGCGACAAGCCGCGCCAGCTTGGCATCCGGAAGTCGGCGGAAGTAATAGCGGCCCTACGTCTCGCCGCAGGTGCAAGCGCGGGGGCGGTGTCGGACAGCGATCTTCGCACGATGTGGCGCAACGCTGGCGGCGAGTTCTACGGGCCGCGCGTCGAAACCGGATCGATGCCGGAAGCGAAGTTGTTGCCATTCCTGCGCTCATTAGCAGCCAAGGCCGCCCTCACCCCGGAGCCGGTGAAGGCCGGTGACGAGGTGATGCACCCTAACGGAGAAAACCATGCCACACTACACACTGAGCTTGACAGGACGGATGGCAGTTCTAGCGATACTGGTCGTACTGATACTCGGAGTTCTGATCGGGCGCATGTGAAACCGCCAGAGTATCTTTGGTGGGGCGAGGTTGACGGCAAGGACGTTGTGACGTTCGGGCGCTGGCCGAAGCGCGGCGCGCGATGGCGCTACAAGTTGGCCGAAACTCAGCCGACCGAACATGACCATCCGAAGAAACCTCCTGCCTCGCAGGCTGTAGAAACGGTGAGCGTGGATGCCCGGCGGTATCATCGCTTGCGCGTTCTCGGTTGTGCGCCAGCGTATAGCAAACATCTACAGGACGGATCGGTTCTGCGGTTCACAAACTTGGACGAGTTCGTTGATGCGGATATCGAACGCCAACCGTCGCGCGGTGAAGCCCTCTCGACGACCGCACCCCAACCCGACAACGGGGCGCGGGGCGACCAATCTGATGGTGGTTTTGACGAGTGCTCTGCAACAGGACAGTCGTGCATCTACGCTGGTGACGGTCCGAACAATGAATTTCAGTGCATCTATTGTGGCAAGCCGCAGTCGTCAGACCCCGCCCCTGCGGAGCCGGTGAGCGTGGAGGAATTGAGGGACTTCATCTACGTAAGACAGCCTTGCTATTCCAAAGACCTCGCCCGCGCCCTTCTCGACGCGTTCAAGATGGAGAACCGGTGATGAGAGTCATCAAATTTATCGCTAAACTACTAACCGCGATTGTCGTTGGGTCTTTGACCGTCATCGGGGTTATTGCTGCCATCTCCATTACAATCCACGCCTCGCCAGCAATGCAGGAAAATATCTTCTTTGCAGGCGCAATTGTCGCCGCTCTTTGCATCGGCTGCGCTGTTGTTTTTGGAGATACCAGATCATGACCTTCCCTCGCTGTGACGCATGTGGTCGTTTCCACAAAGCCGAGACGGGCGGCAGCTACGCCTTGCGATTTAGCGGCTGGCCACTGACGCCAGACCACGAAGCTACGCGCTGCAAATCTTGCACCCTGAAATTCGGACCTTTGACCGCGCAGCATGGCGTGGCCGATTGGACCGCCGGAACAATTGAGGACGCCGCCCATGACGACTGACACGAAAGCGCCGAGCCTTAAGCCCTGTCCGTTCTGCGGCGGTGAAGCCGAGATTGAGCGCGCTGGCACTCTCCGCCAATCGACGCTCTATCAATGCACGTCATGCGCCTGCACCCTTGAGACTGGTGAGGAATGGGACCACGGCAAGCAATGGAACACCCGCGCCACCCCACCGGCACCGACGCCGAGCGCGGGAAGGGCTCCCAACTGGCCTGCGTTCGATGATTGGGAAGATGATTTCGCCCGCGCCCTTCGCGACGCGTTCAAGATGGAGAGGAAGTGATGGCGTGGTGCTGTGATCTGCAAACATGCGAGCGCGCTTTGGAGGAATACATGGCGCAACTCGCCGTTCGCGAGAAACCGCACCCAGGTCCGCAACTGGTTCATTACGAAATCCAAGCAAATGAATTGCCCATCAAACTCTCTTTCGCAATCAAGGTGTTTTGAGATGCCTGAAAACATCCAAGAGCTGTTCTCTGGACTGGCCGTTGCCGGCGAAGACATTGACGCGGGATCATCCGTAGCTCTGGCCCTCAATTCAAACGTCGTATTCGCGGCCGGAAGCGTAGCCGGGACATACATCGGAAATGCAGTTGAGCGCATACGTGAAGGATTCCGCGTCCTGATTGAGAACAATGAAGTTCGGGAGGACGATGCATGAGCGCCGAGATCATCAAGATCAAGCGCAAGCCGCGCCCCTTGCGCGCCACGTACCAGCCAAAAGCGCCCTACGAGGTCGAGCGCGAAGATTGGGACGACGGCACGATTGCGTTCCACGTCACGGACATGCGGCCCGATACCTATCGGACAGTCTGCACGCTGAACGATGATTGCGGCTCAAATGCTTACGCAAAGCACGATGCTGAGCAAGTCGCGCGCGGGCTGAATATGCTTGTCCAATACGGGATGGAGCAGTTTCCCGACGTTCGCGATGCGGATCTAGATGAGGACGACGCCCATGACGACTGACACCAAAGCGCCGAGCCTTCTGCCGTGCCCGTTTTGCGGGGAACCGCCTGAGGTCACGGAAACTGGTTGGACCGCGATAATTCACTGCGACAATGAATCGTGTGGCTGCGATGTGGAGGCAATCGGAACAGAGCGGCATGTCGTAGTCGAAGCCTGGAACACTCGCGCCACCCCACCGGCACCGACGCCGAGCGCGGCAAGGGAGAGGATTGCACTCGGTGATATCGTTCGCACGAGCGAGCATTCGCCTTACTTTTCCGATTGGCGCGGCGCGACAATGAAGGTAGTCGGGCTCCATTTAGCTCCAGACGGAGCGACGTGGGCCGATGTTATCGAAGGCGAGCAGCGGCATCGCGGCAACGGTCGGTATGACGGTGAGACAACCGATATCGACACGACACACCTGGATGTGATTGAGCGATCCGCCCTCCTGCCCGACGCAGCCGCGATCCGGGCGGCTGCATTCGAGGAAGCGGCGAAGATTGCCAGACGCTATGAAGATAGCCCGTGGCCGAATGCTGGGCGCACCGCGCGCGAGATCGCCGCCGCCATCCGCAACGCCGGAGGTCAGTGATGGCACCCGTTCCATTCAGCCGCCGACGACAGCGGGATGAGCAAGACAAGCTGACGCCAGAACGCATTCTGTCGCTCGCACGACGGCCCGATGGTTTTCACGTCTCGTGGCGTTACCGCGACGACTGGCTGCGTAAGCGCTGCGGCAAGATGGTTCGCGACGGCGTGTTGAAACGTATGCGCGGGGTTAAAGGCTGCGACATCTACCTCGCGCTTAAATCCGCCGCCATTCGTGCCGCCGGGGAGAAGTGAAATGAACTATGCCGGCATGACAGTTGATATCGTTGATGCGCAACAACAACGCCGAACGCCACGCGACGTTCGCGGTCCTTGGGTGCGGCCGAAGGTGCCGAGCAAAGCGCGCGGCCGCAAAGGCACGCGCAGGGCATTCAAACGCAAGAACCCGCCTTGTTACATCTGGTTCTACCGCGAGCCGACTGACGTTCTGGTTCTTCACGGTCGAACGATCATTGCAACTCCGGGGCAAGCGGATGCGTTGCGCCGATCCGCCTTGCAACGCGAAGGGGAATAGCAGCCATGTATTGCGCCGAATGTGATCGCATTGAGGACGATCCGACGATGCTTGACGTTGAGCGTTGTTCAATCTGCGGCGGCCTGCTTTGCGAAGCCGATTTTGACGACGACGGACAACCGACCGAACAACAGGAATGGCAGGACTATGACAGAGATTGTTGAACGGTTGCGGGCTACGGTATCCCCGCTTTGTCACAACGCCGCCGCCACCATTGAGCAGCAAGCCGCCTCGCTCGCCGCGAAGGACAAGGAGATAGAGAGGCTACGGGCCAAATGCTTTGCTCTTGAGAGGGCTACCGCGCACGAATGGTTCTGTAATCAGCTTGGCGAAATAGGCTTCATCGGAATCCGTGACTATGCCGCGCTGCAATCCCGCGCCGAGCAGGCAGAGCGCGCGTCGGCAGAGGCGGTCGAGGTGATCGCGCGCGACATCACGGCCTTGGATGAGGCAGACGCGCAGATCGAATATCTGCACGGAAAGTTTAAGCCGACAGGTAGCGGAGCTAACGTCTTGGCAAAGATCGACATTGCCGCGACAGCCGCCCGCGCCTTCGTCGCACAGCATGGCTCCGATAGCAGAGAGGTTGGGTGATGCGCACATTTGAGGCTGTCGTCTTAATAAATCTGATGATCCTATCGATATGGCCGGAAACGACGGGTCGAACAGCGCACAACATCTGGAATGGTCTTGTGGCAGGATGGGAGCAAGTCCGCCCATGAACCAGCGAGCACTAGAAGCCGGGGCAAGGGCGATTGCCGAACATAGTTTAGCGGGCAAGCATATCGCCATGCGCGAAGGAGCAAACAAATGAACAATCAATATGCATGGCGACTTGGCGAGGCTGCTAAAGCTGCGAAACCGGGCGGCGATCTCATCGATTACGGATGGTCTCTTGCTCGCGAACTTCATGCACGAGGATTTGACATCGTCCCGCGAGATCGAGGACCGGCGGGACTGAACCCGGCAACGACAATTAATGAAATGTGCAGCTTTCCTTCCGCAGCCACAACGGGAGAGGCCTCTCCCCCAAAGGCGGAGGGGTAAGGGATGGCACGCTTAGACGAAA